AGTAGAATGGGCATTTGTTATTCTAGGAGGTATAATATTCCTAATTATTATTCCACGACTCGGCGTCCTATGGAGTTTTATACCTATCATAGTTTATCTAAGTATTGTACTTGGAACAAGTGCCTTTCTATGGACAACAAAATTATATCTTACAGAGTGGCTAACACCTGTTGTAATTATTACCATAGTTTGGGGGCATTTAATATACAATAACTTTGCACGTGAAAACAGATTAAAATTACAAATTAAAAGACAATTTGAACACTACCTTGCACCTGCAATGGTTAAGAAATTACAAAAAGATCCATCACTATTAAAACTAGGTGGCGAAACAAAAACAATGACATTTATGTTTTCTGACATACGTGGCTTTACTCCTATATCAGAAAGATATAAAAGTAATCCTGCAGGATTAACAAAACTTATTAATAGATTTTTAACACGCATGACTAACGTTGTAATTGCTAATGGTGGTACCATAGATAAGTTTATGGGTGACTGTATAATGGCATTTTGGAATGCACCACTTGATGTAAAGGATCATCAAATGTTAGCAGTAATGACAGCGTCACAGATGCAAACAGAATTAGCAAGATTAAATGAAGAATTGTCAGCAGAAGGTTTACCTAACATTAACATAGGAATAGGTATTAACACAGGTCAAGCACTTGTAGGTAATATGGGTTCTGATCAAAGATTTGATTACTCTGTAATAGGTGATGCTGTTAACCTTGCATCACGTTTAGAAAGCTCAAGTAAAACATTAGGCAAAACTTTGGTAATATCAGAAAATACTATGAAAGGTATAGAACATATCTTTCCTTTTGAATATATCGACAGCATTACCGTTAAAGGCAAAACAGAGCCTATTAAAGTTTATACGGTAGAAAAATAGAATTATAAATAGCTATAATGGACGCAGACACAATGTTATTAATATCTAGACTATGGCCAATCTTTGTGGCCTTCATATTGCTAATTGTGACTTTAGCACAATCGCATTATCGAATCAAGGTGCTGGAAGAAAAAGTCAAAGTCGCGTTCGAGTTAATCAACAAGCTCACTGACAAAAAGTAAGCATTAAACTTACAATTCACAGCAAGTAAATAAATTTTGGTCAGGAGAGACGAATGAAATTCATAATGGTAATAATAATATGTTTTGGTGCAAATTGCCAAACAATTTGGGATAAGCAACTGTATTCAACTGTTGATGATTGCCTTGCGGCATCAGGTCCTGTTAAAGATTATATGATGCAAGTTTATCCAACTTCAACTGGCCAAATATACTGCATGAACGAAGAAGAATTTACAAAATACAAAAAAAATGTTGAAGATGGTGGTTTAAACACTGGTAATTTAGAATCCCCTGGTAAAATATAATTGACAGATTTTTAATTCCATAGTAAAATGTTACTATGAAATCTAAAATTAGGAGAAGTCTGGTAAAAACACTGACTTGGAGAATCCTTGCGACTACTGATACGTTTTTAATATCTTGGATTATAACAGGTGCAATAACTCTAGCAGGTGCAATAGCAGGAATAGAAGTTATTACAAAAATGGCTTTATACTATGCTCATGAACGAGGATGGAGCAAAATTAAATGGGGATATGTTGGGCCAGAGGAACACACACATATATTTCCGTTTGCAGAAGACTGGAAACGTCATGAATAATTATATCAAAAGTTTAGCAACATATTTGTTTAATAAAATAAACGATTATCAGAATAATTCAGAAGTAAGAAAAGAAAAGCCTATGTTATGGCCAGCTGGAATTTATTTTACTGAAAAAAATATAGAAAAATGGATAGAGGAACATGACAAAAGAAAGTAAAATGAGAGCCTGGAAAATAGAATTAAAATTTCCTAAGGATAAAAAAATTGATACATTTGTATATTCCGATACTGGTGAAGATATAATAGATAGGTTTCCTAATTGTAAAGTAAAAGTAATAAAAGAAATTGCCGACCCATTGGCAGAAAACAAACCTCAACCTAGGAAGAAGGAGAAATATATATGATGTGGCTTTGGATTAAAGATTTAATCGTTGATTGTGCCCCATGGATAATAGTAGGAATACTTGTTATAATTTTATTAATGGTGTTAGTATGATCCATGCAATGATAGATTTGGAAACTTTAAGTACAAATCCAGAAGCAGTAATTTTAACAGTTGGTGGTGTTAAATTTGATCCTCATTCTTTTACAGAACCTTCGCAAGGAATGTATTTTAGAGTTGACGTAGATTCACAAACTGCCATGGGCAGAGAAGTTATGCAACTTACGTTAGATTGGTGGGCAGAACAGCCTAAAGAAATTTCAGAAGAAGCACTAGGTGACAAAGATAGAATTAGTTTAGCAAAAATGCTTAAAACAATTAATAAATGGTCCGTTGGCGTTGATGTATTTTGGTGCCAAGGTCCTTTATTTGATTACGCAATATTACAAAACATTTATAAGCAATTAGGACATCCAGTTCCATGGCAATATTGGCAAATTAGAGATTCGAGAACTTTGTTTAGTTTAGTGCCAAGAGATCCAAACGAAAAGAGAACAGGTATGCATAATGCATTAGAAGATTGTTATTTTCAAGCAAAGAAAGTTCAAAAAGTATATAATAATTTAAATATTAAAAATGTATAAACCACTTCCAGACGGACTAACAATAAAAGAATCTAAAGTACAAGGATTAGGACTATTTGCTACAAAAGATTTTGATGAAAACGTTGTACTTGGTATTGTACATATTAAAAATAAAAACTTTCCACACGGTTATATTAGAACTGCCTTAGGAGCATTTTACAATCATTCTAATGATCCAAACTGTAAAAATTTAGCAGGATTTTGGCATCAATTACCAGTAAAATATATTGTCACAACAAGAAAAATAAAAGCAGGTGAAGAATTAACTGCAAAATATACTTTATACAAAGATTTTGATGAACACGGAAATTAAATGGTATTCTATTGAAGATTTATATACAATAGAAAAATATAAAATAAAACATAATAAAAATCCAGTAACAAAATGGATTAAATTACCTTGTGTTTACAAAATAAAAATTAACAATAAAATTGTACACGTAGGCAGATCAGACACTTGTAAAAAACATGGTGGAGCCGAAAAAGTAAGGAAGGCATTGGTCAATCTATTAAATATTTTGGAATACAATCCAAGTGTTACAAAAACCAAATATTTTGAAAAAATTAGATTGCAACACAAACCAAATTCTAGTAATATTAAAATAGGAATAATAAAAACCAATGCCATCAAAAAAACCTACATACAAGAAACCCAGAGAAGTAATTGAGTACTATGAAGAATGTACTTGGCTGGGGAACGATACTCCAATGTTTCAAAATGAAAAAGTGTCAGTATTTTACGACAAATATCCTGTTGTAAAAGGACATTTATTATTTGTTCCAAAGAAAAACGATCTTACACATATTAGTGAAGCATATAAACTTGCTTTATATTGTGGAGAACAATGGATTAAAGAAAAGAAAATGGATGGCTTTAATATTGGACAAAATGTTGGTAAGGCGGCTGGTCAATCTATTATGTGGCCACACGTACATTTAATTCCACGACATAAAGGAGACTCTGATCCAAAACAACACAACGGTGTAAGACTATCTGCACCAAACGGACATCATATAAATGAATACTAAGAAAAAAAGAACCTGGAAAATAGGAAAGAAAAAAGGCACATGGCCAATGAACGTTGACGATGTTCCTAAAGGTGTAATATTTGTTTCACCTGATGGAGGAGAAACTGTTTTTATACAAAAGAAAAATGGAGAACGAGGTAAAATGGTTTCACAATCACAACTAGCAAAAGATATTGAGTCATCATATAACGAACAAGAAATGATAGGTGCTGACGCAGTTAAAATAAGACGAAAATATCCTACCTTACAGAAGGCTTGGGATAGATATGTAACTGTCTGGCACATGGTAAATGAGGAGTGAGTACTTTGATACCCGATTCACTTTTACCATGCGTATACGTAGCTCTATGCAAGTCTAAAAGGGCAATTAAATAGCATTATGACCAAGTATGTGAGTATTATAGGAAATGGCGAGAGTAGACGCGGTTTTGATTTATCACCGTTAAAAACGTTCTCTACGGTGGTTGGCTGTAATGCAATATTCAGAGATTACGTCACAGAATACCTAATATGTGCCGATCGCCATATGTGCCAAGAGGCCGCTAACGCAGTTGGCAAAGGCACTACAATTTACACCAGAGACAGATGGCATCCACAATTTGCACACTGGCCAAATGTGAAAAGATTACCAGATTTACCATATACAGGTGACCAAAGAAAAGACGAACCATTTCATTGGGGTACAGGACCATACGCAGGTGTTGTTGGATTAACTTTTAAACCAAAAGCAATATTCATGATAGGGTTTGATTTACATCCAATTGAAAAAGATACTATTAATAATATGTACAAAGGTTCACAAGGTTATACCTACATTAAAAGACCAGTTGATCCTTCTTATTGGATATACCAATTTCATAAATTAATGGGATATTCCGATCCTGATGTACGATGGATTGTGGTAAACCGAGATAATTGGGAATTACCTAAAGAATGGAAACAACACGCCAACGTTTATCAAGAAACTTACGATGGTATGGCTAGATTTATTAATAAGCAATTGACAAAATCTAAATAAAGTTTATAATAGTATTATGTTTGAAAAATTTAAAGAAGGAAATGTTATTACTTTAAAACTTGCATCAGGAGAAGAAGTAATTGCAAAATTTAAATCACTTAATTCTGATTATATCAGTATAGAGAAAGCATTGGTATTAATGCAAGGTCCTAAAGGTTTAGCATTTGGAACATTCTTTTCTACTGCTGAACAAAACGAACCTATTAACATTTGTAGAAATAAAATTACATCTATTGCAAATATTAATGATAAAATTAAACAAGAATACGAAAGAATATTTTCTACAGTAAAAGTACCTGAGAAACCAAAAATTATAGTATAATGACACATTTTGAAAAACATAGTACAAGTATTAAAGCATTAGTTGATGTTACAGAAGCTATGCTAAACAAAATGGAAGAATATAATATTGACCCTGAAACAGTAACAAAAAGACCAGAATTTACGGTGTTTATCCACTTTTTAAAATCTATCCTTGATGGAGAATTAAATATTCCAAACGAGTTAACTGAAACTATTCGTAATAAATCAAATGAACTAGGAATTGACGTTAACGATATTAAAAAGAGGTTACACTAATGGCTGATATAGAAATTAAAGACAACGTAACAGAAGAATGTTTTACTTCCACAAAAAGTTTTTGGAATTTTCCGTGTGCTCATAGACAATATAGACATGATGGCAACTGCCATTTAATTCACGGATACAGCAGAAGTTTTCATTTTGTATTTGGCATTAAAACATTTACAAAAGAAGGCTTTGCAGTAGACTATGGTGACTTAAAAGAATTAAAAGCACATTTAGATCATATGTATGACCATACTTTAGTACTTGATGAAGAAGATCCACATATGGATAAATTTAAAGAATTAGAACAAGCAGGTGTATGCCGAATTAGAACTCATCCAATGGGACCTGGCATGGAAGGTACTGCACATTATCTTTGTGAATGGACAGATAAATGGTTACGTGAAAAATCTCGTGGTCGTGCTTGGGTTATTAGTGTTGAAGCTAGAGAGAATGACAAAAATAGCTCAATCTACACAAACCCAAATGCAGGATTCAAGGGATGGACAAGCAAATAACTCTATTTGAAAATTTAGTAATTCAATACAACAACAAACAAGTAAGAGTACACATTTACGATACTCCTTTAGGAAAAAGATTTCTTGAAGCACTAAAAGATAATTTAACAGAAAAAAGAATATTAGAAAAAAACTTCTGTTTTTTAGGTTGGGCAGATTCTAAAAGAGATTTAACTTATCTTTGCGAAGAATTAAACAAAAATATAGCACAAATAGATTCATTTAAATTTAATCCAGAATATCCTAAATTAAAATCATTTACTCCAGCAGATTTTCAACACTCATCTACACTCCCAACAGGACTTTGTCCAAGTGGAAATGAATGGGAGAAACCAGGATTAAGATTAAAACATGATGCTTGTAATTTATTACATAGGTATTTTGAAGAACTACAAGGAACTGCATGGAAAATTTCCGATTACTACAAACAAGCAGACACAGAAACAAAATATGCAATAAGACAACTTAATAATCTTTGTCATGAAATAGAAAATTGGGTATTAAGTTATAGAAAAAGTGTAGTAGACCCTGCATGGATGAGGCCTTCTCAAATTACTACATTTTTAAATGCACCTAGACACGATTTACACGAAGAAGATTATGAATTATTCAAACAAAACAGATATAACAGAGAATTAGGTGGTGTATATCTACATTGGTCACAAGTTGGCAAAACATTATACGAAGTTTTTAGAGATGAACACGCACCTGTAATGACTGAATCTATGTGTTCCGAAATAAACCATCAAAAATACTATTCTGGTGAGTTTGATATTGAATGGGGCGATACTATCACAGAAGAAACACACGCATTTAAGAAAAAAGAAATAGAAGAGTTTAAAAAGTGGTTAAAAGAAAACAATTATGATTGGGAAGACCCAAAATTATCTCTTGGATACATTAAAATTGGACAAGTTGATATGAAATTAGCATTTCAAAATAAATCATTTCTAGAAGTGTATAATACAATGAAAAATAATTTAAATATAAAAAGTATTCACACTATTGGTTCATATAGTATTGATTGTGAATATCCGTACAATCTTGAAAGTAAAGATTGGCAACAAATACAAATAGAAGGATTAAAACAAGGATATGAATCATATAGTATGCGTTAAATGGGGTAACAAGTATATTTCTCAATATGCCAATGTACTTTATAATATGGTTAAAAGAAATACTACTGTACCTTATGAGTTTCATTGTATTACTGATGACCCAAAAGGATTAGATCCACATATTAAAACAATAAAACTACCCAATGATCCATGGATTAAATCATGGTGGAGTAAATTATGGATGTTTAGTGCAGACTTTCCTTTACAAGGCAACATATTATTTTTTGATTTAGATGTAATTGTTTTTAAAAACATTGACGAACTATTCACTTATAATCCAGATAAGTTTATGATTATTAGAGATTTTAATAGATGCAGAGTTAAAGATTGGAAACAATCCAATTCAAGTGTAATGCGTTGGAAACCAGGTACAATGAATTATCTATGGAATGATTTTGCCAATAATCCTAGCCAAGTAATGCAACAGAATCACGGAGATCAAGATTGGATTATGAAAAGAGGTCATCAAGATATAAATCACTGGCCAGATGAGTGGATCCGTTCATATAAATGGGAAATGGTTGGTTTTAAAAATACCAAAATAAGAAAAGGTGTTAAACACATATTCCAACAACCAGCAAGAATTACCGAACAAAATAAAGTAGCAGTATTCCACGGCGAACCTAAACCATTTAATTGTGGTGATGATTTTGTCGTTGAGAATTGGAAGTAATAAATAGAAATGCAACGCCACAATTTGTGACGTCGGCAAAATTACCGACCTCTTAATGTCTTAACTGCGTGGGCCGGGCCGTAAGTGGAATTCTCCACAAGCCTTTACAAAATATAGAAATGATAGTAGTATTAGGCTAATGATTCATAATAATATAAAAGATAAATTTGAATATGAGAACAATAACAGGTTAACTGGAAAATTAAAAGATGCGTCTTGGCGTCTTGATCAGTCTGCATGGAGTTTATGTCCATTGCGACCTGCTAAAGATCCAAACATTAACGATTTTATTAATCAACTAAACTTTTCAGACTTAAGACAACCAATTAATCCACAAACACTAGGTTCTGACGTTTGGAGATGGATGAATAAATCTAAAAGAATTAATCTATCAGGATTTGGCCATACAAATATTACATTTGCAACGGGTGTTGATAATTTTATTGACTCTCTTATTTTAAGAAGTGACAATGTTGGCTGTTTATCAAACACATATTATTTTGAACACGATATTTGTGATTATTACAATAAAAACTACTACACTCTAGACGAAGAAATAAAATATGGTACCACTGTTATTATAGAACTACCAACACCCCTTCATAATGTTGACAATATAAAAGATATTATTAATAAATGTGTTGAAAGACAATGTTATGTTGCTTTAGATATAACTTTTTTACCAATATGTACTCACGACATTGAATTAGATGTTACACGAATAGACGAAATTTGGTTTAGTATGAATAAAACTTGGCCAATTAGTGACATTAGACCTGCATTAAGATTTTCTAAAAAAGAAATTAAAGATTTACATTATCGTTCACAAGCAAAAAACTATCATAGTAAAATATCTGCAAATACACTTGCCTCTTGTATGGAAGAATTTTCATATGATTACATTATTGACAAATATAAACCTATTGCCGATAATATTTTAAATGAATATGATCTCGAGCCTACTAATAACTTATGGTTAGGCAAAAAAGATAATATTACGTGGGATCATATGCCTTCAAAATATTGGAACTATAATAACCTTATTGGAATACACAGATTAATTGAAACACATGACATTTAAAAATATACACGGCTGGCCACTTGAACATTGGCACATCGAACTATGTTCTAAATGTAGTTTAAAATGTCCACGATGTTCTAGACAAGAAGTTCCAGAAGGACTTACAAATAAAGAATTATCATTAGAATGGTTTCAAAAAAACTTTAAAGGTAAACTTTTAAAACAAGTTAGAAAGCTAACTTTCTGTGGAGATGACGGTGATCCAATATATGCTAAAGATTTACTAAAAATATTGTCATGGTTTAGACAAAATAATAATAAAGTACAATTTGTTATAGTTACTAACGGTTCTTATAAAATAAAAACATGGTGGGAAGACTTAAATTCTATTTTAAATGAAAAAGACCATATACATTTTTCAATTGATGGTTGGGATCAAGAATCTAATAATATCTATAGAGTAAATTGTGATTGGCAATCAATTTTAATAGGTATTAATGTTTTAAAAAATACTAAAGCATATAAAACATGGGCCACAATAGCATTTAAATTTAATGAGGAAAAAATAGAAAATATTAAAGCCTTTGCAAAGCATTATAAGTTTGATAATTTCCAATTAACATTAAGTACAAAATTTAACAAAAATTATCCGAGTTATCCTACCAATGATCCTTTACAACCAAGTGACAAATATATTGCAACTGGTAGATTTACCAGACAATCTACAAAATTAACCAATAAAAATTGGGAAGACAACTGTCTTGCTCTTTATACAAAAAGATTTTATAATGAAAATATAGAACAAGAGTATGCTAGAGTATCTAGATCTATTGTTCCGTTATGTATGATAGGCAATAAAGGTTTATATATAAATGCTGAAGGAAAATTTTATCCTTGTTGTTGGACAGGGTTAAGATATGCACATAACAAAAATATTTTTAATTATATTAACATGACAACTACTTTAGGAGAAATATTAGACGATCCTATGTGGAAAAAATTATTTACAGATTTAATATTTGGACAAGGTCCACGTGAATGCGGTGAAAAATGCTCAGCAAAAAAATGGAATTTAGATCATGCGACAAGTTGGTAAGAATAATTACGGAAAAGTAAAAGTGAAAAGAGTAAAACCTGGTTTAGATGAAATACCTGACGATTGTGGTTACGATAAAAGATTTAGGTATGATATCGACATGAATTCAAACGGTATCATGGGAGAATGTATTGAATGGTGTCAAAAAAATTGTAAAAGCAAGTGGGGTTGGTGGTTTGAAGGACCTAAAGATGCTGTTCCAAATCCTTATACACATCATTGGCAAGATCAAAATAGTTTTATGAGTTTTGAAAACAAAAAAGAAGCTACTGCATTTTTTCTAGCAATCGGTATTGCTAATATGGGCAATAAAGACAGATAAATATCAATATGAAATGGTTTGAAATTACAGATACAGCAAAAGCACAGATGGAAGGGTTACTATCTAGAAATCCTAACAAATATGCAATTAGTTTAGCAGTTAAAGGTGGTGGATGTGCAGGTTTTAAATATGAATGGGGTTTTATTGACTCCGTAGATAAAGTAAAAGAAGATGATGTCACTGAAGACTGGGGTACAGGAAGATTTGTTGTAGACGAAACTTCAATGATGTACGTTGCAGGTACAAAAATAGATTGGAAAGAAGAAGTATTCGGATCTCAATTTGAAATCATTAATCCAAATGCATCAGGCGGCTGTGGTTGTGGAGAATCATTTGGAGTATAAGTGGACACAGCATTTATAATAGGCAACGGCGAAAGCAGAGCAATTTTTCCTATAGAAGATTTAAAAAATAAAGGCATAATTTACGGATGTAATGCCATATACAGAGATCGTCCTGATCTTTGTGATCATATTATCGCAGTTAATCCTCCGATGTACGAAGAATTAAAACAATGGTATGATAAAACAAATCCAAACTTAAAAATATACGGTCCAAACGATATTAGTAAGTGGAATTACTTAATGCCAAATGATAAAGAAGAAGATTGCCCTAAAGGTTTAAAACTTTACAGAATTTGGCGAGGTGGCGATCTTAAAAAAGGCAATAGAATTAGAACAGTTGATTTTTCTCAAAATAGAGGATCAGGTTGTTCAGCAATTTTATTAGCCGCAGAATCAGGAATTAAAAATGTAATAATTTTAGCATTTGATATTTTAGGTGGTCAACAATGGACTTATCAAGACCAATTAAGCAGAGAACAAAATAATGTTTATAAAAATAGTAAAAATTATCCATCAAGAGTTAGTATGAAAGCATATTTAAAATATGAATGGATGTATCAGTTAAGACAAATAATTCGTAAACATAAAGATACAAATTTTTACTATATTAATCGTAGAGAATATTTAGAAGCTAATCATTTCCTTCGACACTACTTTGATTTACCTAATATTAAAGTTGGAATTTATGCTGACCTTAGAAGATGGGCAGATGGATTATGCGATGATATTAAATGGTTAAGACTATAGAGTCTTAGTTGAACTAGCGTCTAATTGATATATTCTTCTCATTTTAACACCTACTTTTTGTGCAAATTTCTTGCTATCACAGTACGAACAAACGTGTTTATAATCATTTGATGCACGTTCCGGGTCTACTTGTGATCTAGGTCTTAAAAACGTTACTCCGCACGAATCACATTTAAAATAGTATATGGTATTTTTACGGTGAAAGGTGTGGTATATGCCAAGTTTAGACTGACGCTCATATAATCTCATGGTTTTCAACGTTTCTATGAACATAAAACTATTTAATAAATACACATAAACATAATATGGCACGATTAATAGTAGATACAGGAACAGAAGGAAATTCGGCAACAGGCGATACTTTACGTACCGCTATGACGAAAATTAATACGAATTTTTCAGAACTTTACACAGATTTAGCCGCTACTACATCTTCAAATGGAAACCTTACAAATTCAGACACTAACGGTGATGTTAAAATTTTTGCAAACGGAACAGGTATAGTTGAAATTGATAGATTATCAATAAACAACACAACAATTACCGGTATGGACACAAACGCCGACTTAATACTTGCACCAAATGGCACAGGTGGTATTGTTGCACAAGGTGTATTTACAGCGGGAGAAATAGTAACTAACCAGATAACTTCAAACGGTTCAAATGCAGATATAACTCTAGAGCCACAAGGCACAGGTGATATTTTGTTAAAGCCAGGCGGACAAGTAGGTATAGGCGCAGTAAGTTCACCTGACACTTCATTACACATCAAACAATCCACTGCAACCATAACACTCCAAAGAACTAACGACAATAACACACCTGGTATAGATTTCCAAAGTAATGGCGGTAACGTAAGAGCCAAAATTTTTATGGATGGAAACAATGGAACTAACAAAGAAATAGTTTTCCAAAACATGGATGGAAGTTTAGCAGAAAAATTCAGAGTTACACTTGGCGGAGCAAAGGTAACTGGAGTTTTAAATGTAGATGACGGGATTAGTATCACAGACAACAAAATTACAACATCGGCTTCAAATGCTAATTTAGAATTAGGAACAAGTGGAACAGGTACAATAGAATTACAAGCAAATACAAATGTTACTGGAACTTTAACAGTAAACGATGCTTTGACGGCAACAAGTTTAACAACTAACGACATCACATCAAATGGTTCAAACGCAGATATTACTATAGATCCACAAGGTACTGGAGATATTAATTTAACTTCAACTGCTGATATAAACATACCAACTGGTGTTGGTTTAGTTTTTGGTGCTGATACAGAAAAAATAGAAAATACTTCTGGAAACAATATGTATATCTATGCTGGTACTAACATTTATTTAAATGCTGAAAAT